GTGGAGAGGTCGTCCTATTGATAAGAAACAAGGCAGTAGTGATGAAATGATTGAGTGGTTGAGTCGTGACCGTAGAGTTGGTAGTGAGGCACATAAGGTAACACGACACGCCGCAGAATTATATCATAGTATGATAGTTGCTGGTGTCTCACCAGAACAGGCCCGAATGGTTCTACCTCAAAGTATGATGACTGAGTTTTATTGGTCAGGTAGTCTGTATGCGTTTGCCCGAGTGTGTAACCTCCGTTGTAAACCAGATGCTCAAGAAGAAACTCGCGATATTGCCTGGAAGATAGACGAAATAGCTAAAGAGCATTTCCCTATCAGTTGGCCCGTTTTGAGAACATAAAATTGATAAATAAAGATACTAGTAAAGTTGTATGTTTGGGTAATGGGGAATCTCGGTTAGGAATAGACCTCCCAGGTCTCAAGCAGAAGGTAGAAGTTTATGGGTGTAATGCCCTGTACCGTGACTTTACTCCAGACCGTTTGGTTTGTGTTGATATTGAAATGTCACACGAAATCTATAGGTCTGGTTATTGTAACGACAACGTAGTATATTTTAGAGCTTGGGATAAATTGCCTGGAGAGGCATACGAACAACTAGTAACCCCAAGTCATATTTCCCAACAGGACACAATTGACTTAAAGTCCTACATCCATGAAAGTCCCCGAGTTGAAGGTTGGAATGAGTTTGTAATGAGCGGCCAAGACTTAGACCGCTTACGACAATACCGAGAAGATTATTTAACTGATTGCCTTGATAAAGGCTTGGACATTAATCCAGATAACATAGACATAGTTCTAGGAGATCATCACGCTGGCCTTTGGATAACATGGGTCGCACCAGAAGATAAAGTATTAAAGACAGAATCATTGCCGGGTGGAACTGACTATGATTTTAGTTCTGGTGCTTTATGCAATCTCTTTGCATCACTAGAAGAAACCACAGAGGAGATATATCTGTTGGGTATGGATTTGTATTCTACCACAGATAAAGCAAACAATGTGTATAAAGGAACTGATTGTTACATAAGTCCAAATGGGGATGAAATTCCTCCAGAAAATTGGATAATGCAACACAAAGTAACATTTGAAAAGTTCCCACACATACAGTATTACAAAGTTAACCCTAAACCTATATCAAAAAACAATGACAAGGTTAACCGTGTAATAGAGGAATGGATAGGCATTCCGAACCTCAACTACATAACCCAGAAGGAAATGTACGAGAGGATTTCATAAATCAACCAAAAGGAGAAATAAAATGGCTGATATTATAACAAGCGTAAAAGGATGGATCAATAAGATTTCGGAAGTTGCCGTAAGTCTTATCGCCCTAGCAGTAGTGCTACAGGTACTATTTGGGTCAGATTTGATCTTCCTCCCCGTTGATGTCATCGGGAACATAACTGGCCTAGTGGCATCGCTAGGTAGCCAGGGACTAGTTGGTTTAGTCGCATTAGGCGTCATTTATTGGATCTTCACCAAGCGTGGGGACTGATAAGTCTGACTAAAGGTATAGACGGGGTCTGCAGGCCCCGTCCTTACTGACCTATATCATGGATAAGAGTAAAATCATATCAATCACGGATATTATTGAAAACAAAGTCCGTAAACAAAAAGAACTAGACGACTACAATCTACGTCTAGATGATTTGAAACGAAAGAAGTTTTGGCTTGAGAAAGAAATACAGATGGCCGAATTTATTATTGCTGCCGTTCAAAGTGAGATATCACCACAGGCTTTCGTACAAGCCTTGATAGACAACGAAATCGGCAAGATGAGTGACGAAGATGAATAGCATATTCTTTTTAATCTATTTGACAATAACACAATCGGGTTCGATTGGTATGGAGATAGTAGATAAACATTTCCCCTCCCTAGACAGATGCCATAGTTATATGGAAACAATCTTTCTACCAGATTTCATAGAGAAGAAACGCACTTGGAATTTTTACAGTTCCAGATACAAAGTAATGATGAAAGATTCCGAAGATGGTTCTATGAGAACTTATATGAGTTGTATAGAGAAACCAGAAATGCCTTGTGGTTACTTCTGGCCCTGTGATGACCTCAACATAAAGAATTATGGTGACTAATGCTCGTTAGTGATTCCCACAAGTTCATAGTATTTCACATTCCCAAAACTGCCGGCTCATCAATGACATATGAGTTGGCAAAGTATCTGAACCCCTTTGTAGAACCACCACAGCCGAACAAAACATTCGGTGGATGGCAACCACTACACCACATAGATAGAATTCAACACAGACCGTTACAAGAGTGTAGGCAGACGGAATTCTGGGAGAAAACATACTTCAAGGCATCTTTTGTCCGTAACCCCTATGACCTTGTTGTATCTGCATGGCCCAAAGATGTAGACTTTACACAATGGGTCATCAAAGAAGTTGCCACCAGAAAGAGTTTAGTATCACGATGGGGTTGCCAACACGACTATCTATCCAACCACAGAAACGAACTGATGGTAGATTGGATAGGTAAGTATGAACAGATGGACAAAGATTGGGAGAAGTTCTGTTATCTCACGAAGATAGAACACAACCCACTAAAGAGATTTAATACATCTTGGAAGAAACCATATCAGGAGTATTACAACCAAACAACATACGAAATAGTTTCATCACTATTCAAAAAAGATTTACATTATTTTGGATATACCCTTGACAATACCCCCGATATGTAGTATACTAAATAATAGTGGTAGAAGTTTTACCACATACGATTAATACGATAATACGAGGAAATACGATATGTCTTTTGCAGACTTAAAAAATAAATCTGGTTCTTTCGATGCCTTACAGGCAGAACTGAAAAAAATCGAGAGCCCCACCTCCGGTAACTCTTTTGAAGATAACCGATTCTGGAAACCCGACTTGGACAAAACCGGCAACGGTTATGCCATTCTCAGGTTTCTACCCCAACCTCAGGGTGAAGATTTGCCTTGGGTACGACTTTGGAATCATGCCTTCAACGGACCTGGCGGTTGGTACATCGAAAACTCCCTGACCACAATCGGTAAGAATGACCCAGTGTCTGAATACAACACCGAACTGTGGAACAGTGGTAGTGAGGCAGACAAAGATACTGCTCGCAAACAGAAGCGTATTCTGAAATATTACTCCAACGTCCTTGTTGTGAGTGACCCCAAGCACCCAGAGAATGATGGTACAGTCCGTTTGTATCGTTACGGTAAGAAAATCTTTGATAAGATTACCGAGGCGATGAATCCGGCATTTGATGATGAAACTCCCTTGAATCCATTTGATCTGTGGAAAGGTGCTAACTTCAAACTCAAGATTCGCAAAGTCGATGGTTATTGGAACTACGACAAATCAGAGTTTGATTCTCCCTCAGAGTTGTTTGAAGGTGACGATGCTCGTCTTGAAACACTTTATAACGAGAAACTTCATAGTCTACAGGAGTTTGTTAACCCAAGCGAATTCAAGACATATGAAGAACTAAAGGAGAAACTTAACAAGACTCTTACTGGTACATCAGTAAAGGGTACTGTTGAGACATTTACTCCAAAACGACCATCTAAGGAAGAACAGATTGAGATGGCAGATAAGGCATTTGCTCCAACTGCTGTTAAAACTTCAACTGATGATGAGACTTTGGATTACTTTGCCAAGTTGGCAGACGAAACTTAATCGTAAGGCAACTACGATATGGCCCCGCTTCGGCGGGGTCTTTTTTATCCTAGTCCGATTGTCTTTTCTGTCCAAACATTGAACTGCCAACCACGTTTGTCGCAGTATTTCTTGGCAGCTTCCCACTTAGCACTATTCCCACCAAACTCTCTAATCTCATAGAGATATCCTTTAGTCTTGCGTCTGCCTTGTTTAGGTGGTCGTAGTTGTTTCTCTGGTTTTACTTCAATAAGCCATACAACGTGACCAGTACCACGACGAACCTTTACCCAGAAGTCTGGATAATATCTGTGTATGTCACCATCTAACGGTGACACATAGGGGATAGCTATTTCTTCACTTGCCCATTCTAATACATTCACGTTATTA